TGCCTATCTTGGGGGAATACTATACAAAAAGGAGATCAACGATCCGTATAAGTGTCGTCGTTCGTTTCGCAATTACAGTCATGAGTGATGGCTACCCGTTCGGGAAACTCTTGCCCTTCTCGTAGGCGTGACTGTCAGCACTCTGCAACTTTGAAGCCGAAGCAGATGTTTAATCCAGCCCAAGAGGGATGGCTGGAACCATTTAGTCGCTCGTGCGTCCGATGTTTCAGGTGGCGCAGAAGGTACACGGTCGTTATTTGACGACAGAGGGAATATAGAGCATCGTAGTGAAAACGTCAACGTGTATGGATGAAAAAAATCAAGAAATTATCGAAAAAGTCTTAGCCTATAAGCTGGAGGAACATCCGACGCTTCCGTCGCCGAATAAGCGGCAGCGTATGGAGATGATCGAGAACATTGGCCCGGAGAAGGTACTCGACTTGTTCTTGATGCGGGAGAACAAGATTAAGGCGGAATTGAACGATCCTATGCGCTATGGGCACGAACTGCCTCACTGGCCGGATGCTGATAAGCTCTTGGGGCGCTTCAATGAGATCGTCGTCCTTGGTGGGAACAGAAGTGGCAAGACAGAGTACGCCGCCAAACGTATGGCCCAAGCTTTCATTGGTACTGACCTCAACGGGCAAGCGCCGGACTGGGTAAAGGAGCGCCACGGTAAGCGCAACATCCGCATCTGGTGCCTGCACACGACCCACATGACCAGCGTTTCCGCCCAACAGAACGTCTTCTACAAGTACCTGCCGCCTGAGATACGCAACATTAAGCGCACTAATCATACGCAGATTAGCTTTAGTCAAAAGAACGGGTTCAGTGACAATACGGCGGTGTACATGGGTAATCAGATCTGGTTCCTTAACTACGCCCAGGACATTAAGGTCGTCGAAGGTGGTGAAGTGGACTATGTCTGGTGCGATGAACTTGTCCCGCAGAACTGGCTCGAGACTCTTCGCTACCGTTTGGTTACCCGGTCCGGCAAGCTCATCGTCACCTTTACGCCGGTGCAAGGCTACACCCAGGTTGTGAAGGAGTACATCAATAGTGCCAAGGTTACGGCTACCCGCAAATCTCCATTGTTACCCAATAACAACGTCCTAACCGTCCCTAAAGGTGAAATGCCCTATCAAGCCGAGAACCTTTACGGACGACACGCCTGTATCTGGTATCATACCGAGCTTAACCCGTATAACAACTGGGAGCGCATGAAGCAGGAGCTCTCGGGGCGCTCCAGCCACGACATCAAGATCCGCGCTTACGGTTGGGCAGATCAGACGGCTGGCTCAGAGTTTCCGATGTTCGGTGACCATAACCTGTGGAAAGGTGACGCTGAAGAGGTCATCCCCGAGGGTAGCAACTACATGGCTATCGATCCGGCTGGGGCGCGTAACTGGTTTATGCTTTGGGCTAGAGTAGATAAGCACGGTATACTGTGGGTCTACCGTGAATGGCCCGATCAAAGCTATGGTGAATGGGCCTTGCCAAGTGACAAGCCCGACGGTCGAGCTGGCCCGGCACAGAAGGCAGGGGCAGGCCGTGGAGTCAACGAGTACACCGAGCTTATCTGGAGCCTTGAGACTGCCGGAGACAAGCGTGAGATGATCGTTGACCGTTGGATTGACCCAAGAACGGCTGGAACTGAGACGATCACTAAAGACGGTGGTGTCACCGTGCTTGACCTACTTAGTCAGGCTGATAATCCGCTTATCTTTACGCCTTCAGCAGCACTGCCAATTGAAGAACGAGTGCTATTAATCAATGATCTTTTGTCATGGGACAGAGAAAAACCAATGAAAAAAGGAGTAAACCATCCAAAACTAATGATACATGAGTCTTGTCAGAACTTAATTTATAGTTTAAAGGAATGGACTGGACAAGATGGACAAAAAGGTGCTAGTAAAGATCCTATCGACGCTTTAGGTTATATGGTTGTCATGCAGCCAGCCTATTTTGGCGGCTTAGATTGGGAAAAACAATCTAAACGAATGTCTATGACAGGAAGTTATTAACATGATCTCACCAGTTGACCCTTTAGCTATTGCTTCTGATACGCCTGACATTGGCGAGTTGTTGAGCGAGTACAATCGCTCGATGATTAACTCGTCGCAGGGTAACTTGGTGACTAAGTTTGATAACATCCGTTTTGCTCGTTGGGCAGGACAGACTGATGACGGGAAAAAACACAGCACTGCGCGTCCCGAGGGTAGCCCGGCTTGGCCGTTTGAAGGTGCGAGTGACGTTCGCAACAGGCTTATCGACTCTTCCTGTAATGAGTTGTCGGCTTTGCTCGTCACAGCGTTCCAGCGTGCAACCATTAGAGCATCCGGCGTTACACTCGACGATGCGCCGGTTAGTGGCATTGCGACGAACCTTTTGCATTGGATTCGCGACTCTAAGATGCCGCAGGAGCTTCGTAAAGAGGCCGAGCTTGGAGCGCAGTACGCTTTGCAGTACGGCTGGAGCGCGTTCTTTGTAGGCTGGCAGCAGAACATCAGCAAGCGTACACAGGAGATTACCGCTGAAGAACTTTTTCAGATGGCTGCGCAGGCACAGGGATCTGTGTTGGCCGAGCTGCCACAGATGATCTTGGACGCTCCAGATCAAGCTGCTGCGATACTTCAAGCTGCAATACCTGACTTGGACGCTTCGGAAGCCAAGCGCATGGTTAACGAGATGGCTACGACTGGCCGTGCGACGTATGATCAAGAGTACGTCAGCCGCAATCTTCCCGAGATCGTTGCGCTCAAGCCCTGGGACGAAATCATCGTCCCGCCGGAGACGGCTGACTTGCAGCGATCACGGGTAATCTACCGTAGGACATGGATGTCCGAGGTTGAGTTGCGCGAGAAGATCACGACTGAAGGCTGGGATCCAGATTGGGTTGAACGTGCGCTTCAGCAGATCGGCAAGAGCAGCACCTTCTACAACATCAACCTGCTCCCAACAACGACCATGTTGGTTTACAACGGCGTAAACTACATGAACATGGTGGAGGTTGTTTATGCTTACACGAAAAGCCTCGACGGAAAAGCTCCCGCCATCTACTTCACCGTTTTTTGTCCGCAAGCTGCGTCCAATCGAAAAGAAGATGCAGCCTCGTGGGCTATCCATCAGCGACTTGATTACGCTCACGGCGAATACCCGTTTGTTGAATTCCGTCGTGAACAGTTGCGCCGCGCTATTACTGATACTCGTGGCATACCCGAGTTGGCTAGCACTGATCAAGACGAAGTCAAAGCCCAGCACGATTCCATTCGGGATCATACTGCCTTCTCGACTCTACCTCCCATCAAAGTCGTCAAACGAATTGGTGCCATCAACAAGGTGGGCCCAGGAGTACAGTTGCCTGTCGTAAGCCCAACGGACTACAGCTTCATGGAGCCGCCTGCGCGTGAACCCACGGTGGCGTTTAACTTGATCAACCGAGTTGAAGCTAACCATGCAGCTTACTTCGGCACGATTAACCCAATAGTACCACCGGCCAAGACGCAGATGTTGCAGCAGTTGCTCGTCAATAGCTGGCTGCTTAGCTGGCGTAACATCTATCGGCAGATGTTTGCGTTGTGCTGCCAGTACATGAGCCCGGAAGAGATCTTGCGTGTCACCGGCGGTCAGTTGCCGCAGAGCTTGGCTGAGATACACAACGAGTTCGACCTTAACGTCCGCTTTGACGTGATGGACATGGACAAGGAGTACATCGCGCAAAAGATCGATTTCCTTACGAAGGTTGCCCAACTCGACACGGGCGGCGTGCTTAACAGAACGCGCCTTACCGAGATGATGATCCAGGCTATCGCGCCTGAGATGGCAAGCGAACTGATCGTCAACCAACAGCAGGCCAGTGTGCAAATGTTTAAGGGCGTGCAAAGTGACATTGGCAACATGCTACTCGGCAACGAGGCGCTGTACCAAGAGAACGATCCTGCCGCACAGACTAAGCTGCAATACGCGCAGCAAGTGATGCAGTCCAACCCGAAAGCACAGGCTGCGTTGCAACAGGATGAAAACTTCCGTGCGCTCTTTGAGAACTACGTTAAGAGCCTTCAGATGTCTGTTATGCAACAACAGAACGCGCAGATTGGCCGGATTGGTGTAACTCCTGTATCACAACAATGACGGAAAATCAAAAGGATGCCTTTGGCTTTTCAGGGAAAAACAATACTTGGAGCGAAGTGCTTAAAGTTATCGAGCAGTTGCAGGAACAGCACTGGATGATGGCTATAAGTAAAGATTGCAAAGGAGAAGATAGAATACATTCAGCGGGTCAAGCTGATGGGATTAATCTTACTTTGAGCACGCTTATTGAATTAAGAAGGCAAGCAAGAGAATTAAATGGCTTGACTAATAACGAAGATTTGGCATAACGCCACTAGCGGGCTAACCAGCGTTACTGGTTTGATTATATAAAGGACTTGCTACCTATTAGCATGAACGAAGCACAATCACAGCCTGACGCCGGGAGTCAGGAGGCAGGAACGACACCCGTTGCACAAAAACTCGGTTTGCTGGACCAGCAAAGTCTTAGTGACCTGCTCAAGTCTGGTTTCCTTGACGAGAAGGAGGCGACTCCCGCCAAAGAGGAGCAGGCTGAACCTGAAGTTGACACTGAGGAGCCAATTGTGGACTCGGAAGTGGAAGCTGAGGTGGAAGCCGATCAGCCCATTGAAGAAGCTGAAGCTGAAGAAAGTTCGTTAAGCAAGGGCGTACAGAAGCGTATCAACAAGTTAGTTGCTGCGAAGAAGGCCGCTCAAGCTGAATTGGAAGCGCAAAAGTCGCGTTTATCTGAACTGCAAAGGGAACTAGAGACTGCAAAGTCTTCAGCCCCGGCAAAGCAGGTGGACGTATCCGATGCAGTCGAACGCTTGTCCACCATCGAACAGGTGAAGGAAGAGCGCCAGAGAGCGTTGGATGTCATTTTGTGGTGCGAAGAGAACCCAGACGGAGGAGTAATTACCCTGCCGGATGGAACTGAGAAGGATTTAACCGATCAGGAAGTTCGCAGCATGAAACGATTGGCAATTCGGCGCAAGGAAATCGAGCTGCCAGCCCGCGAAGAGTACCTGCAACAGCAGACGTACGTCGAGGGTGAAGTAGTTAAAGACTTTCCTTGGTGGAGCAAGCCAGAGACTGAGGAGTACCAAACTGCTCAACAGATTCTGCGTGAGTTTCCAGAGCTGAAAAAGCGCAGGGCAGACTGGAAGCATGTTGCTGGATTATTAGTTATGGGAATCAAAGCCTACGGCGAAAAGAAAGCACAGAAGAAACCAACTGCACCCATTAAACGCGCCCCTGCACAGCCGTCTATTAAGGCGGCACCGGCAAGGACGACCCAGACGGACCTTCAGAAAGCCAAGCAATCGTTCATTCGGAACAATTCAAGAGATGGGATGACTGACGTGATTAAAGCAATGGGACTTGTGTAAGTCCTTAACAATCAAACTTAGTTTTACTCTTATTTATGGCTATTCTTACTGAACCCCAACTTAGCGGTCGCGGTCTACGCGAAGACTTGATGGACATGATTGCGCTCGTTGACGCAAAGGACACTCCTTTTACGTCGATGGCTCGCAAAGGCAGCAAGCCCGGAAATATGTACTTCCGCTGGCAGTCTGACTCGCTTCCTACCCCTCAGGTAGGTGGTGTGGTTGACGGCACGGACGTTTCCACCTACGACAACTACGTCGTTGGCTACCGTGCTGAACTCGCAAACTTTGCACAGGTGTTCCGCCGTGCAGTGCGCGTGTCCCGCCTCACTCAGGACATCGCTGATGTCGCAGGTGTGCGTGACGAACTGGCTGACAACGTTAGCAAGGGCATCACCGGCATCAAGCGTGATATGGAAGCGACCTTCACGTCGAACCAGCTTTCGCAGCAGGACAACGGCACGACTCAGGCCTATCGCACCGCTGGTGTGCAGACCTGGATCAGCAACGCTGGTACTGGTACGCCAACTCCCGGAGACATCCCTTCGATCTTCCGTACTCCTACGACCTCGATCCTCACTGGTGCATCCAGCGGGTTGACGGATGCAGGTGTGCAGGGACTTCTGAAGTCGATCTTCGACCAGACCGGCCACTATACCAGCTTCGACGCCATCGTCGGAACTGACCTGAAGCGTGCTTTCACCGGCCTGCTTGGAACCACGGCTCTGACCACGGTCAGCAACTCCAGCAACACGCTTGCTGCTGGTGCTACCAAGGTGCAGACCTTCCAGCGTGACGCTGCAGCTGACACCTTCATCCAGAGCTTGGACGTGTTCCAGGGTGACTTCGGAACGGTGCGTCTGCATCCTTCCACGTTCATCGGAACCGTGTCCGGCACGACCTGGACGCCTACGCCTTACAAAGGTCTTGTGCTTGACATGAACCTCATCGAGGTTCGCTACGGCGGAAACGTCGCTAACGTCACTGCATTGCCAGATTACGGTGGTGGCCCTGCTCGCCTCATTGAGGCAGTTGCTGGTTTGGTTGTCGGCAACCCGCTCGGCCTCGGGAAATTCGACTACTCCTCCTAGTAGTTGTTGATCGGTGACACCTACCCAGTGGTGCGACTAGCTGGAGAGACAGCTGTCGGCAACGGTCATGAATCGTTGTGGGGAACGCACCTCTTAGTGGCGTGACACCTCGGAGAGACGGGGACAATTTTACTATGATTACAATCCCTACTGACTTAGTGCCACAGCTTGAGCAAGAGTTGCGTAAAGGCTGGCAGAAGAACCGTATTGAAGCGGAAGTTCAAGCCAAGCAAAACGAAAAGATCAATAAGCAGAAGCACAGGTCAATAGAAGGATTGGGTCAGCTTACCGCAAGGATTCCTCCCACTGCGTATCACTTCTGGGGTCAGAAGCTCGGATACGAGTGCTGGAACGATAAAGCGTTCATGGATGAGTTTTTGCGTGACAATCCCGAGTGTCGAGTCAATAGTGGAGGGACTAAAGAAATCCACGTTGGCTGGACACCAACCAATGTTCGTTCCCGTACCGTTTATCAATGAAGACCGTTCCGTTTAGCGACATTCTTGCTTCTGTCTGCCAACTTGTTGGTCTGGATCGCGCTACGCTAAACGATAAGTCTTTTGGCGCAATACGCGACTTCACAGGACGCAGGTTGTCTGTGATATGGGATCGCGAGGAGTGGCCTGATGTGCAGCGGTACATGTACACTTGGCCAGGCATGCCTGTGCAGTCAATTGAGTCTGCAACAAATACGATTTCAACAGAAACAAGCGAGTTGATTGAGTCTGAGGATGGGGAAGATCTTCTTACTCAGAATGATTTAAACACTAACACAACTCGCATTAACTTTGATACGAATTTCAAGCGGGTTTACTTGCAAGACTTTGAGAATGATGCCTACAAAAAAGGCACAATACCAGAGTCTTATGTTAAGTTTTTGAATCCTTTTTACGGCACTATAAATGAAGGTGCCTTAACATCTGTTGCTGACAACCAGTATAATTTTACCTACATAACAGCAACTGACGAGATTGGGGAGTACATTACGGCAATTGATATTGAGACGGAATTTACAAACACAAATTATTTCACATATGCCGGGCCAAACGGGCCACTTACGACAAAGGTGTTGTTTTTAGACAATAGACAGTTGTTGATTCAGATTCCACAAGGATCACTTCACGGTTTAAATGTATTCAATAACGACCCAAGGCAGTCAACAAGGTCTATTCCGGTGCAGTTTATTGTGGAGGATTTTGCTGACCAAACTCCAGAGTCTTTTGATGACGAGGTAAGTTACCTGAGAACATTTCAGGCAGATCGTCAATTTGTGCAGTACAGGCTGGTTCCGCCTCGCATGTTTGGAATTAAGTACGAGTCAACCTCTGCATACACGGCAGGAGCGCAGATTTATTTTGACCTTGGACAGGGGAATGGAAATTACTTTATTGCGGACAAAACCAAGCCAAGCAAGGGCAACTTCTTTTTTGCAAAAACTGACATTCTAGCAGGGGTAACTCCCGCTGATCAACCAGAAGAAAATTGGCAGATCGTCGAGATTCC